CATCTTAAACGAAGTTAATTCATTTATTCTAACGACCGCTATATGTTCCGAACGGGCATATGTGTGCGATCTTCCATACATATAGGAACATTGCGATAAAGGAGGGTGCATTACAAGTTCACCATATCCAGATACAAATCTATTAATTCCATATCCAGATACAAATCTATTAATTGCGCTGTATTGTTCGTTACGACTAAGAAATTCCGAATGGGCATCACTACAGTTTACAGGCATACTTCCGTCGAAGTCCGTTGGCACACCGCCAAATGTCCAATTACGAGAAGGTTGGCGTGCAGTTGATAGCGAATTAATATGTTTAAGTATTGCCTGTTGTCCGCTCGGAGAATCTTTGAAAAGTTGTGGGTCAATCATACTGTGTAGATTGCTTACTGCATTGTGTGCTTGTTCGTTGTGTACAGATGTTGAATTGGATACACAACCCGTTGCTGTAACTGCTAATAACAATAATGCAAATGTCTTTAATAAGTTAGTCATTGACTTGCTCAACAAATCCAGCCACTTCTAATTGTTTAATTTGCTCTTTATCACTATACGACATATCAATCCATAACAGAAATACTCCCATGTTAGCGAACATTTTAATCAATCCGTGTACTTCTAAATTAAGCATAAAGCCATTTAGAATGAGCAGTAATACTGGAATCATAATAAATGGAACTGAATGGAAGGTTTTTAGAACTCGTTTTGTTTCGTTTGTTTCTTTGTTTTGCATAATAACCATGTTACATATCCTTTTTGTTGTTTTGTTACGTGTATTATACTACCAAACAACCTAGGATGCAACCTTTTTCTTTATTTTGGTTAAACTTTGAGTTTACAGTTGTCGCCATGCCATCTTGGATATGTATTAACTGCTATCATTTTATTACAATGAGGGCATTGTTTTTTAGGACGTTTAAGACCTCTGATTTTTTGTGCTACTTGTTCACTTAATAAAGGGTCACGCTTTTTCCCACGCATAGAGTCGCCTATTTTCCTTTTAGTTTCTTCTGAATGTTTACCGTTGAAGTCCTTTGATTTACTTTTATGATTATTTGATAAATTTTCTTTCCATTCATCTGAGAATTTATCCCGTTTCTTTCCTGTCATTGCTTGGATTTGTTTTTCTTTTTCTTTCTGTGGCTGAATTCTGCCTGTATTTGCTTCACTGATACGTTGCTTTGCTTCGTCTGTGTGTGTTTTGCCGTACATTCCATTTCCATCTCCTGAAAATTGTTTACTTACTATTTCACTGTATTCTTTTTTGATGTTCTCGTACACACGTGAAGTTATTTTTGTTTCATAGCGTTGTTGATTTGGATTGTTTGCACGTAGTACACGCAATGCATAAATCATTTTTTGCCGTGCTATTCCTGTGGTTGTTTTAGTTAATAGCCAATGACATATAAAGTGTTCACGTGCAGTTAACTTAACTATATTAGAATCAGAATCACTTCCACCTAAACTTTTAGGAATGATATGATGTTTTTCGGTATACCCACTAATGCTTCTGTTTTTAGCATTTTTGGTTATGTTTTTGTACCATGTAGTGTATTTGTTCATAACTTTATTTATGTTAGTTAGTTCTACATTATACACTAGTCGTAAAAAAACCCACCTTTCAGTGGGTTTTTTTATCTGTTCTAAAGAACAGTTTCTAACTATCTATTTCTTGTATTAAGAGAAAGACAAATTAGAAACGGCCACTTCGCCCAAATAATCACCAGCATTACCAAATGATGATGCAGTATTTGTCAACTCGACGTATCCGTAGCGTGTCATAAATGAAACTACTGGCTCAAACGTACTAGGGTCTAGTACTGTACCACTACTCATTAATGGGATATACGGACAGTAGAATGAAGGTGCATCAGATTCACTAGAACCTTTATAACCAACAAGTACTGCTGTGCTGTCTGCCGCATATGAATCAACATATACTTTCATTGCACTGTTCAATGTACCAACAAACTTAGTATTTGTAGGTGCTTCAAAAGCGCCTTCTGTAGTACGGGCAAATGCTGACGTAGTTGCAGATTGTAAGATTGTTAATGATTGAGGACTAGTTACTGCCCAGTTACCTGCGCCACGACGAGTACGTTGTGCGATTAAGTTAGCAGTTCTGTTAATCATAACAGCAAGTGCTGCATGCTCATCACCAACGAAAGTAGCAGTACCAGATACCGCTGCTTGGTCGAAAGTGAATTCAGTGTTTGCTAAAGAACGTAGAGATTGTAAAATCTCTTGGTCGATTTCAGAAGTAATTTCTTGCGCTAACGCCGCCATAATTTCTGCTTCAACATCAATACCGTGCATTGAATTAGCATCTTGTGCTGCTTCAAATGTCCAACGTGCTTGTAACTTACGTGTTTTCGCTTCAACTGCTTGCTTTAATAACTGAACACTGATGTTACGTCCGCCGTCACCTTCAAGTGATGATGTAGTTCCACCTGTGTAAGCCGCTTGTGTAGCACCTGTACCAGCAGAGTATGCTGTAGCAATCTTAAACGGACTTAAAGCCTCGTCGCCTGCTGTAGTATCAGTGTTAACAACACTGCTGTCATTCATTGTAGTACCATAACGTACACGCAATGTATGAATTTGACTAACTGGACCAGACATTGGCTGTACACCAACTAAGTCGTTAGCAATTACTGTAGGCATAACACGTCGGATTACTGGTAAGATTACACGGTTAAGTGTAGCAACATTACCTGACGCAGTTGCACCTGCAGATGCAGATTCCGCTAAATGATTACGAGTATTCTCTAAGATTACACTCATAGTTGTTCTTCTTGTACCTTGTAGACCTTCTAACAAGGCGTCTTTGGTTTCAACCCAACGACTTTCGATTAATTGTTCTGACATTATTTTCTCCTAAAAATCAGTTAATTAAAGACCTGCTAGACGCTTAATATCGACAATATTGTCGATGCTGTCTTGGTACAGTTCTTTTGTTTCTTTTTTATTACCAGTAACTGATTTTTTACTTTCAGTTAATGCTTTCCTACGTTTTACATCTGAACCTACAGATTTATTAGAAAGAACAGCTGGTAAGTATTTCTCAAATGTATGTTGTAATCTTGAAGTTTGGACGTTTTCAAGTAAATTTTGCATGACAGTTGCTTTGTCTTCTTGTAGAGGACTTAACAGTTCATCCATTGTCTTAGCGCGTACATTAGACTCTTTAATTGTTTTAACTTCGGCATTCTTTGACTCAACTAACACTTTTGCTTTTTTAATTGTTTCTTTGGCTTCTTCTAACTTATTATCACGTGCAGTAATCTTATCATTCAATTCACGAATAACAGAATTCTCATTTAAATGAGTACCTGTAAATTCAGTTGAAAAGGCTTCAAAAATACGACGCCCAAAGTTGTTCTCGCGAGCAACTTTAACATCTTCCTGTAACTGTGATAATTCAGTGTTTAGACGCTTGGTAATAACACTTCCAACTTTCTTTGCATTCTCTTTAACGAATTTCGTTTTAAGAGCGTTAAGTTTAGTTTTTGCTTCTGCAACAAGTTTGACTTTAGTTTCAATAACTTCTTTCTTATCTTGTGCAAATTCGTTAATCTCTCTTGCAAGAGCCTTAACTACAAAATTTTCTAACTTAACCATGCCTTCAGTTTGGATTTGTCTATCTTGTCTTAAGTCGTTAATTTCTTCACTTAACTTAGTAACCATAAATTTATTAAATTTATTAGAATTTTCAGTCATCTTAGTGTTAAATTTAACACGGTCTTCAGCAAGTTGTTCCTTTTCAGTAATAACTTCTTGAATTTCCGCTTCAAGACTTTCAGATACCATGCGGTCTAGTGCTTCTACCATTGTTTGTTTGTCGTGCTCGTAGCGTTGGGCGAATTCTTCGCGCAACTCAGTGCGTACTTCTTCACGAGTCTCGATTAGTTTTTTATCCCATTCTTCTTGGATAGCAATACGAGTATCTTCGTTGATAAGTTCACTGTCAAGCAAGGGTTTCATTGCATCTAGCATCAATATCTCCTATAATTTGAGGTCCTTGATAAGTTGCATTATGCCACTTTTCAAAAACCTCTGTGCTGTGATACTTTCTCTAGCATCAGTCGCCATTTCAAGCAACTTAGAACCACCTTCCATATTCAACAAACCTTCATAAATGGCTGTTGGATACGCATCAGGTGCACTAGGTTGCGCTACCACGTCAACTGTTACTATTTCAAAATCACTTACATGTCCGTTGCTTTCGTTAACGTTTCCGCTACCTCGACTAGAGACACCTAATTTAACGCCGTTACTCAACATGGTCTCGACTAGAGTCCCCATTGGTGTTGGCAATATCTTTAATTTACCATAACCGTTTGCGCCTTCCATCCACATATCTGTGATAACGTGACTTACACGGTCTAGGTTAATTTTTAAATCATCTGGGTGATCTAACTCACCTAATACAGAATATCCGCCGCCAATTTGTTCTTTTAATGTCTTAACGGCATTAGTAATTTCATTGACTGGGTAGATACGCTGATTTGCATTCTTTACATCACCTTGGATGCAAAGTCCTTTCATAAAAAGATTTTTATCACCCTTTTCATCACGCTCAAGAACTATCTGAGCGGCATCAAAGGATAAACTTTCTTGTAAGAAAGACACTTAATTACTCGCCTTTTTTAGGAGCGGGTGCTTTAGTTAATTCTGCGCCACCTTCTGGGCCATCAACACCTAAGTCTTTTGCTTTTGGTGCAGGGCGTCCCTTTTCGGTTGCTGTACTAGTTTGAACAGGTCTTGCATCTGTTTTAGATTTCTTACCTGCATCATTTGCGTTAGCACTAGTTGTATTAACACTGCCTTCTTCTGATGTAACTGGCTTAGGTGCATTTACTAATTTAGCATCTTCTTCCAATTCTTCTTTGTCGTCTTCGTCAATTTCTGTACTTTCTTCAAAAGATAATTCTTCTTCTTCTTCAGTATCTAAATCACCAAGGACTTCGTCTTCAGTATCTACTTCAAAATCCATAGCATCTTCTGTACTACCTGCATCATCACCGATTAGGTCATCAAACTCAGCCATTAATTCATCTAGTTTATCTTCAAGATCAACTACACGGTCTTCTAGTTCTTCGTGGTCGCCGTCATTCTCTTCAGCATCTACTTCAGTTCCAAAATCTATTTCAGTTTCTTCTGCATCATCATCTGCAAAATCGACACCTTCTTCATCAGCAGAAACATCATCGATGAAATCATCAACTTCGTCGCCGCCAATATCATCTTGCATTAGCCCTTCGTAAATTTCACGTGATTTACCAACAACAATCTCATGGAAAAGATCCGATGCTTTAGCATCTTCGTCATTAATAACGTACTCAATTAGTTTTTCAAATTTGTTATTCATTGTTAACTCCTAAAATTAAAATGTTCATATGGATATTTACGAAGAATAGAAAAATTCCTTGTGAAAAGGTGCCTTTTTTAAGATTTTTGTGTGAATTTTAAGTTTTTACTTAAAAAGTGGGACCTGCTTCTTCATTTGGCACAGCGTACATTGCTTGTACTTTTTCCAACTTTGTCTTTTGTTCAATATTGCGTATATCATTCATCTGGCGCAATTTATTAATTTGCTTCAAAGTAAGACGTGTCTTACGTAAATCATCTTTAGTGATTTGCGAGTTATCGTCCTCTAAATCCTGATAGCCAGGAAGTGCTTTATTGAATAGTTCGTTTAATATCATGGACTTATTTATGTTAATCCACCGCCAACATCTCCGCCTGTTATCTGTGGTGGTACTTCGGAAGCCATTGGATTTAGTTCACCCGTTGCTTCGCCACCCATATCATCCATGCCTTCGCCACCCATATCATCCATGCCTTCAATTTCTCCCATAGTATCAATATCTGATTCAAATCCACCAGGCATAACACCGACACCGCGCAAGTCAGAGCCTTTGGATGCAGTTTCCTGTGCTTTAGTATTCTCCTCTTCCCATTGTTCCTCATTCTTAACCATTTCTTCTTCGGAAAGGCCTAAGTAGCGCTCCAATAAGAATCTCTTACTAAGATAAGGATACTGTTCTAAGTTAGCAAATGTATTAACACGAGTTGCATCTAGTTCACTTTGTCTATAACTAGCAAAGTTCTGCGGTTCATTGAACTTAATATCAAATAAACTAGCATCAATATTAAATCCACGAAATGCTAAGTAAAGTTTGAACTCTGTATTAAGTACACGTGCTAAAGACGCTTGCATACGCTTGCAGTATTGGTTAAATCTAAATTCTTGTATTAATGCTGTTCCTAATCTACCGTCAGTTAATGGTGATGCATTGTCGTCAGGTCCACTCGGTAAGTAACTACTCGGTACTCGTAAACCACGCGCTAACTTATTATTGAAGTAACGTAAGTCATCAATTTGTCCTAAGTTTTCACCACCAGGTAATGTATCTACTTTAGAGCCGCGGCCTTCTGCAGTTTGCGGGAAGAAGAAATCCTCATTTGTCGATAATGGATTATATGTTGCATCCATTGTGTCGCCCCCTCCTCCTTGAGTAGGGATACGTCTTTGGTGTATTTCATTCTTAACACGTTCAACAAAACTCATTGCCATGTGACTAGGCATATTACCAACATCAATATAGAATACACGACGTTCTGGTGCTCTTTGGATTCTATAAATTAGAATAGCATCTTCTAGCATTTCCTTTTGTTTGAACACCTTATAGATGTTCTCTAAAATACTAGTACCAAATGGCCAAGTAACATCAAGACCTTCAGTTAAACTTAAATGAACAACGTGCTTGGCATCAATTACCGACTCTTTCATTGAGTTGGCAAATCGAGTACCGTTGTTGTTTAAGTTTCCACCACTTACAGGTGCTTGATTAGGTGCAGTGTATCCACCTCTAGCAGGATTAACTGAAAAGTCATCTGTGTTCTTTGCCGCAACTGTTAGGTTCTGGAAGTTAGGATTAATATCCTGAATAACGTATTGCTCTGGTTCTTTACCATCACTCTCATTAACAATTACACGCGATACTTTAGTGGATTCAACCCACATAAGTTTAAATGTTTCAGGGTCTCTGATGAATACTTGGTCGCCGTACTTAATTGTATTACGAAACATTTTAAATAAGCGTTCATTAAATCGATTTAACTTAATCCATTGTATTAATTGCTCTGTTAGGATTTTAACTTCGTTATCAGTTGGTTTGTCTTTGTACTTAATGTCAAATGGGCTATCAGTAATATCATCTGCCTGAGTACTGAATTCAGAAATAATATCCAAGCAAGCATTTACTTCACTATCCATATCCATTGCTTCGTACTGATTATAACGTTCAACACGATTAGGATGTCCTGTT